CAACGCCCGATAACTGTGTCTGCATCTATGATACAGGCGGATACGATTCGGAAGAGAATTACACTTATCAGCGCCCGACAATTCAAGTGAGAGTGCGAGGTGCGAAAGGTGAATATCTTGCAGCGCATGAGCAAGCACAGGCTATCAGAGACGAAGTGCATGGACTCCACAATGAGACAATCAACGGTACTCGATACGTGGGTATTTGGCAGGAAGGCGACATTATCTCTGTCGGGCAGGATGACAACAAGAGACCAAACGTGACAATAAATTTCAGAATACATAGAACCACAGCATAGGAGAATGAATGACAGACACGATTGGTAAACAGTTGAAAGATGCAAGGGAGACGCTATGCAGTTCAGTCAATGCTCGCATCATGAGCTTTGAGAAAGATACCGGAGTAACAGTAGAAGCTCTAAATTTCAGCCTCGATGAAGTGAAGTCTGGTGGCGGTGCGCTTGAGGCTAAAACTGAAACGAAGCGTCACATTCATGTAAGGCTGAATTTGTAGCAATAATAGAATATAGGTAGAAGTAAATCTGCAAGCAAGGAGACAAGGATGTCAGAAGCAATTGCAGCAGTAGGAACTGTCTTTAATCGTGGCAATAGTTTTTCTTCGGAAACATTTTCGCCTGTTTCTGAAATCAATTCGATTTCAGGGATAACCGCAAGTGCCGAAGAGATCGATGTCACGACTCTGAACAGTACAGGCGGATGGAGAGAATTCATTCGCGGCTTTCGTAATGCAGGGACGATCACACTCAATATGAACTGGACGCGTGATAACTATATCACGATGTTGGGTGACTTCGAAAGCGACGATAGTATAAACTATCAGTTAGTGTTGCCGGATGCAGGTTCGACAACGATTGATTTCGCTGGCTATGTCACCGAGATGCCTATGGAAATACCGACAGGCGACAAGGTGACGATGACTGTGACGATCAAGGTTACAGGACAACCCTCAGTAAGCAGTTAAGCTTACAGAAAGGACATAGGCATGGGAGAATATCTTAGTCGGGAGCAAATCTTAGCAGTACAGGATTGCAAAATTGAGGAGGTAGACGTTCCTGAATGGGGCGGCATAATCCGCGTCAAGGCTCTGTCCGGAACTGAAAGAGATCAACTTGAAGCAGCGATAATCGGCAAGAGTGGTGAAGAAAGAAATTATAACAATCTTCGTGCCCGCATGGTAGCACTCACCGTTGTTGACGAATCCGGCGATCTCATATTTGAGACAAAGGACATAGCAGCTCTTGGAGCAAAGAATGCTCGTGCGTTGGATCGTATTTTCGATGTCGGGCAGCGTTTATCAGGAATGACTGCGAAGGATGTTAAGGAATTGGTGGGAAAATCCAAGCCCGACCGGAGCGCCGATTCCTCTTCCGGTTAGCTCTGCGGTTGGGCATCCCTCATCCTGACTATTTGCTCGCGTGTCTGACTTCACGGCAGGTAAGTGAATGGATAGCATTTTCTGAACTTGAACCGTTTGGAGAACAAATTGATTGGTTACGAACTGGCGTTCTTGCATCACTCATCGCAAACGTCAACAAGCAGAAGGGCGCGAAGCCATTCAAACCCACTGATTTCATGCCAGAGGAATCAAGGCATGTATCTCAAACGGAGTCAACGGACGAAATGAAATCTAAAATACTTGACTTGTTTGGTCTTAAGGAGCAGTAATGGCTAATATCGGTACATTGATGGCGCGTATTGGCATTGATACGAAAGCGCTTTCTGTCGGTCTTGCCAGAGCAAAAGGCATGCTCGGTAATTTCGGTGGAGCCGTTACCGGACTGCTTGGGCCTGTGGGAACGCTCGCTGCCGGTGCTGGTGGTTTCTATGGCATGGCTAAAGGACTTCAAGCCATTTCTGCGGCCACGCAAGTAGCTGCACGAATTGAAGTCATGAATCATGTGCTCATCATGACTGGCAAAAACGCTGGTTATAGTGAGAGTGAATTGAAGGGCTACCGTAACACAATCATGGGACTCGGTATAGCTGAAAAAGAAGCGATACAGATTGAGCAATTGTTCATTCAGTCAAAACTTAAGGTTGCCGATGCTACGAAGATCGCTCGTGCTGCACAGGACTTGGCAGTTATATCTGGTCAGAATTCATCCGAAGCTGCTCAGACATTGACACAGGCAATCGTTGCACAACGTCCAATTCTCTTAAAGCAATTCGGTATCATTGCCAGTCTTGATAAAATATATAATGAAATGGCGCAAACACTGGGAAAGGCACGTTCTCAACTTACCGAAACTGAAAAGAGACAGGGATTTGTCAATGAGATTCTGAAACAGGCGAGTACAGTCGCAGGCTCTTATGAAACTGCCATGCGTGATGTCGGTAAGCAGATGACATCACTGCCAAGGTATTTTCAGGATGCACAAAAGGCCATTGGGCAGTATTTTTTACCAGCGATGCAGGGTATTGTGACGACAACCGGCGATGTACTCAAATCGATTCGTAAACTTCTCGAAACAACAGAATCGGCTACCGAGCGCTTCTTTGCTGCGCGTAAGGCTTTTGAGTCAAAGGCCGAAGCCACGAACAGGCTCGCAGATCGGTATGATGAACTCACAGCTAAAACAACATTGAATAGAGTAGAACAATCAGAACTTCAGCGCATAATGAATCAACTGATTGCTATTATGCCAACAGCCATTAGCCAGTGGGATGATGCAAGTACAGCAATCGCTCTTAATACCGATAAGATTCGTGCGAATATAGATAGTCAACGTGGACTGTTTCGTGTTCAGCAGGCGGGTGTTATTGAAGATTGGAAAGATGAATATACAAAACTTTCCGAGACTCTAAAATTAAATCAGGCTGTGATAGATAATCAAGCCGATACATTTGCTAATTTCGATGCAGCTTTGGATTCTGGATCAATGACATTAGTAGAATATAACAAGGCGACAGCCTTTTTCAATAACAATCTTAAAACTTCTGAAGGGGTGCTCGTTCTGACTCATAATCGCATGCGAGATCTGTTAATTGCACTTGGACAAGGTTACGACGCTGTAAATGATTTCGCCCGGGCTGAAGCATACCTCGGAACTGAACTCGCCCGTACACTCAAGGCATTACAGGAAAGCGAACAGGCCGTATCGGATTTGGGAAAGAGTACCGAAACAGCCATAGAACGGCTCAGAACGGCTCTTGGCCCGTTACCGACACCAGCCGTAGAGGACTTTCCGATTATGGCTTTGCCTGATCCTGTTACTTTGAAGCAGCAGTACGGAGGTATCTTGGAGATCATCGATGAATTCAACGAACATCAAGCGAAGAGTGCCGCAATGGGATTAGCAACAATAGAAGACCAGTACGATTTACACGCTGAATGGTTAGAATCGTGGGCTGGCCAAGTTTCTGGTGCTATGAGTGCAGCATTCGAAGACTTTTTCTTTGATGCTATAACCGGCAAATTGAAATCATTACATGATTATCTCACTGCCTTTATGAACAGCATAGCGCGGATTGTCTCTCAGAAATTGGCAACAACTTTCGTCGAGAAATTGATTCCCGGTTTTCAACACGGCGGCATCGTCAGGCAACCTACTCTTGCTATGGTAGGCGAACGTGGTCCCGAAGCTATTATTCCTCTTGACAGATTAGAGGGTGCTGGTATGCCCAGTCGTGAAGAACGCCCGATAAACGAGATAGTCAATGTCAACACTCCTGATGTTGGATCCTTCAGAACTTCGCAAACACAAATAGCTACACAAATGGCAGCCGCATTGACGGCAGCAAGAAGGAATATGTAATATGGCTGATGCATTTCACGAAGTACAATTCCCGACTGATATAAGTCATGGTTCCACAGGCGGTCCCGAGTTCAATACTGAGGTTGTCATACTCAGCAGTGGCTTCGAAAAGCGCAATATCAATTGGACATATCCAAGAGAACGCTGGCAGGTAGCTTATGGCGTTACTACACAAGCATTGCTCGACACACTTCGTCATTTTTTCTACAATCGCAAGGGTCGGGCAATAGGATTTCGTTTCAAAAACCATGATGATTATCAAGGAACGGACGAGGAGCTTGGAGAAGGTGATGGTTCTACCGAGGCGTTTCAACTTGTCAAAATATATAGTTCGGGGAGTGAGACCTTTACGCGGAAGATAACCAAACCTGTCTCTGGTAGTGTTTCTATTTATATTGACAGTGCAGAACAATCTGATCCGACAGATTATTCAATTGATTTGACAACCGGGATCGTAACTTTTGTATCTGCTCCTACTTCTGGAGAAGTTATTACGGCGACTTTCGAGTTCGATATTCCCGCACGTTTCGATACTGATTATTTGCCTGTCGTACTCGCCAATTATGAAGCTCGTTCTGCCGATGTTCCAGTTGTGGAGATCAGAGTGTGAGCAAGACAATTTCTGATACTCTAAAGACTGCGCTTGCCGCCGAAGTCTCTACCATTGCTATGTGCTGGCGCATTACAAGGACAGATTCGGAGCAGTTCTTTTTCACGGATCACGATGTCGACCTGATAATTGACGGCGATACTTATGAAGCAGCATCCGGTATGCTACCGACAGAGATCAGTCAGAAACGAGATATGTCAGTTGACAATCTTGAATGCTTGGCGTTCCTCGAGTCTGACAAAATTGTCGAGGCTGATATTATTGCAGGCTTATTTGACTTTGCAACGGTCGATATATTCCTTGTCAACTATGAAGACTATGAAGCTGCCTTGGTGACGTGAGGTGACATGGCGACGATAAGATTCTATATACATCCGGTCGTGGACGCTTACAGTGAAGACCATTGGATCTCGTTCTGTCCGTGGCCTGCCGGAGGAGGCGAATGGATCCCAATTCGTTTTGTCAAACTGTTGCAATCGGTGCCCAGCGCGTACTACGGGTATCAGCAGTGGCATTGGTACGCGCCGGGTCAGGAGAGTTATCCTGATAATTTCTTTTGTTATTCTTCAGGGAACATCTGTGATACGGTTGCCGAAGGGTCTTTGTGGATAACCCAAGGCACCGATCTCGAAGATGCGCTCACGGCGGAGAACTGCAACAGGTTCGCCGCCGGAACGTGGCGCGTGACCCTGCACCTCGTCTCGGGGGGGGCTATTCCCGACACCACCTATAAAATAACCTTTCGCGTGTATCTTCTCAGCGACAGCGTCGAGAATCTTTTGTTCCAGTGGACGACTGATACGATTGGCCCGACGTTCGATTTCCCGGATGTGTTTGACTCTCCGGAGCAAGATGCCTACGACATCGATCCCGGGGACAGGCTCGTGGTGAAGGCCCACATCGAGTACGTGTTAGACAACGGTGACGCCA